GTCCGAAGCCTGTGCCTTGATCAACTTGCCCGTCAAATCCTTCAGCGACCACCGCGTCATTACCACAACAATCGAACCACCAGGCTGTAACCGCTGGCGGGGACCAGACGTATACCACTCATACGCATTCTCCATCGCCGTCTCCGATAACGCATCCTGTTCCGAATGCGGATCGTCAATAATCAACAAATCCGCACCACGACCAGTTATCGCACCACCCACACCCGCCGCAAAATATTCACCCCCCTGGCCCGTCTCCCAGCGGCCAGCAGCCTTGGAATCCGCTCGAAGCTCCACTTCAGGAAAAACCTGCCTGTAAATCTCCAACTCCATAAGGTTCCTGACCTTACGTCCAAACCGCACAGCCAACTCAGCCGTATGCGTCGTCTGAATGATCTTTAACTCAGGATTCTTCCCTATCAGCCACGCCGGCAACAAATAAGACGCAAACTCACTCTTCGTATGACGCGGCGGCATGTTGACAATGATCCGTGAACCAGGGTTCTTGGACAACTTCTCAAATTGCTTCGCAACCTGCTTGTGATGGGACCCCTCTATAAATCCCTCATATACATGCTTGACGAAAACCATGAAATCGTCCTTGGCCCGTTGGCGAATGTCCAAGGTACGCTTCGCCTCCTCCAAGGCCAACACCTCACGTACAATATCATCAGGCGCATTTAACATCTTTAAATCCCATGTGAATCCATATAAGATACTATAAAGTTAACAATTAAAGGACCATTGTCCATGGCTGATGTAATAAATATACACGGAGATGACGAGGGACCCAAGCCTCTTGTATGCCCGTCCTGCGAAGGCATGAGATTTTTCCTCTATCCAGATAACATGGCCCAATGTGTCGATTGCGAAATAGACCACGAAATACGGCTGTTTGGAACCATCTACCTTGTTCCAGAAGATCTCAAATGAAATTATATATGCAAAAAATTGTGGGCCACTTTGTTTCAAAAACAAGGTGGGGGGTCTGGGAATGATAATTACCAGCAATTATTTGCGTAAAACACTTCTTTCATCCTTCGTCTGAAAGACCCAGCGCCCATGCCCGACGTGCCACGGTCAGCAAAAAGGCCGTGGATCAATCGACCCACGGCCTAAGTACCTAAAGCCCGATTAGTTATCGGGCGTCACGTAATCCAATGCGCCTTGTAAGTATTGGTATACTTCCCGAATTGGCATTCGCGGCGTTGAATGGTGTCCCGTTGCCTCTTTATAAACTAGGCAATATCCACCATAACAAGCGGCGTGATCTAATTCTAGTTGTGCGCTAGGTCTAAGCTTCGCGTTTAGTGATGCAAGTAAAGCTTCCAAGTCTTCGCGTTTATATCTATTCATTTATCTTCTCCGAATTTTGCAACCATGCCGGCACCTACGGCGGCGGTTAATTGATCCAATTGCTTTTGGTTTAATTCCATAGGTGAGCTAACCGTAGGGAATAACTCACTCAAATACTTTGCGTTTAAACCGTTCCAATAATCCATCTCATTATCGACGTTAGGATTTTCGGCGCGTAATGCATCGACCGCATCGGCTAGGGCTTGTTCTGCTTCTTTGCTCATGGTTCAAACTCCCTTGTTTTTTGTAAAGCTTACTTTATGAGCAGATGGCGTTTTTGGCACAATGCAAGCGTCAACTTCTGCAATTGTTGCGCCATGTTTTAACGCCAATTCTTTTAAAGCTTCAACATCTGCTCCGCCACCTTTGGTGGCAGATTTAATAGACAGTGTGAAATCTTTTCCGAAATGATTTCCTAAACCTATCTCACGAAGTAGGTTTTTTTGATTATTGATCTCCGTAGCTTGCGCCAATATAGGACCAGCAAAGTCTATAAAAATAGCTTTGTTGGTAAACTTTTGATCACCTATTTTAATTGTTTTCATCTTTCTTGCTTTCTCTGTTTGTTTAAAACATGAATGTTTTACCATGAATCATGGGATAGTGTCAAACGATTAAGTGCATTTAGTTGAATTTAATTTTTGGCGCAATTTGCTAGGTTTACGGTTCAAGCCACCAAGCTCGAGGTTTAGTTATTAGTTGTATACGTACTAATACGCATACACCGCCGGCGCCGCCGCCGGCGGCAATTCGTCATATCCCGACCCCGACCCGACCCCGACCTGGCCGGCCCAGCTGGCAAATTTTAACCCGACCCGACCCCGACCTGGCCGGCCCAGCTGGGCAAATTTTAACCCGACCCGACCCCGACCTGGCCGGCCCAGCTGGCAAATTTTAACCCGACCCGACCGACCCAACTTGACACTGTCCCGTTAATGATGGTATTCTGAACCCGTCAACAATTAAAAGGGATTTTATCATGGTTAAATTTCAAAGGTTGTTTAGTACCGATAGCGCGAAGGCTATCAAGGCCGACAAGTACGGTTGGCTAAATGGCATCAATTACATGGCACCTCATACGACGGGTGGCGTTGGCAATTTATGCCCACATTCAAGCGCGGGTTGTCGTGATCTATGTTTAGGAATGTATAGCGGCAGAGCAGAAATGGTTAAAGATCTTGAAAACGGAATAAACGCAACCCGTCAAAGTCGCATTAATAAAGCAAAATATTTTAGATCCGATAGGCAAGCTTTTATGCGTGAAATGTCGCATCATGTTGAATTGCTATCACGCAAGGCGGAACGCGAAAACAAAAGGCTTGCAATTCGTCCCAATGGATCAACAGACATAAGCTTTGAGTATATCAAAGGTCACAACGGCCAAACATTGCCAGAACAATTTCCAGATGTTCAATTCGTAGACTATACCAAAAACATGAAACGGATTTTAAATTCTAATAGGCCTAGCAACTACCATCTAACATTCAGCCTATCAGAAGTGAACATGCACGAAGCAATTCACGTTTTAGCTAATGGCCACAATGTTGCAGTAGTGTTTGGCCACGGGCAGCCGGATAGGTACTTAGGGCATCGCGTGATTGACGGAACGGAACACGACTTGCGACACTTAGATCCGTCACCCGTTATTGTGGGGCTAGATCCTAAAGGCAAGAAAGCCAAAAACGACACAAGCGGATTCGTAGTGAGGGATTATTGATATGTTAAATTATTTTGATATTGAAACGAATAATTTTGTAATGTCTGTATCGTTGGAAGATTTCATTTTAGCGAACAATTACGAGGGCCTGGACGTTGACGTAGAAAGAATGCAAGCCGCCTTTGTTGGTGATGTCGTGCTAATTGACCATCAATACGTTATTAAGAAGGGAAGGGATATTGACAATTTCGGCGCCGGTTGTTGACACATCGAGTAGGCGCTGCAACCTGGCCAAGCCAGGTTTACCCCGGAGGGTTTTCCTTTCTCCCCTCCGGGGTCTTTTATACTCCAGGCCCAGGCCAGCTGCTGGGGCGACCCGATCCCGAACCCGACCCGACCCGATCCCGACCGACCCCGATCATGTGGTCCAGCAACCCCGACCAACTGTCCCCCGACCAAAGACAAGGCACAATGGTCCCCGACCCGACCTCCCCAGACCCCGACCGACCCGACTTGAGGCCATGTTCCATTAACCCCCGACCATGGACCCCGTCAAACAAATATAGGTTGGAGGACGAGAGGGCCTTAACAAGGTAAAAACTTACGCCGCCAGACTGACAATAGGCGAAATTCCAAGCAACTTGGTGGGCCGATACATTTACACGGTTAGTCTTGGTTGTTTTTAGTTCTATCCAAAAGGGTATGCCTTCCGCACACACATGAACATCTGGAACGCCACCGCCATAGCGGTTTTCAATTCGTGTGGTGTGCCAACTCTTCGGCATTTTCTCCCTTAGTTTCTTCCAGAAGTTTGCCTCCGGTTTTTGTGTCATCTACGACCTCATATTCTGCGTCAAAAACGTTGGGGTGTGACTTTCTCAATTCAGTGAGTCGGGTTTCTATTTCTTCGCGGCTCATATTTTCGATAGCGTGGAAGTGATTTGTCTCTCGCCTGTCAGTAGTTAAACCACCCAAGGCAGATCTTGTTTTTTCAGCATTTATGGCGGCAGAGAATTGACCTGTTTCTTCGGCACCCAAGGAAAGATCTCTTAGCCGTTTCAATTGCCCCATAAGGGTAACACCATATTTTCTTTCGCGCTCTTCGCGTAACTCCATGATGTACTCCGCAACGTGCGGAAAATATTTGGGGTTCAAAAGTTTATGCGCTTGGATCTTCGCAATTCCATTCTTGTCGGAATATCCGGCCTTCCTCGCGCACTCAGCATTTGAGTGGGTGCCATCAACGAAGTGCCTTGCAAAAGTCTTTTGGCGGTTGGTCAATTTTCGACCATAAGATTCTTCTATTTCTTCGGCTTTGGTATCAATTCTCTTTTTCATCTCGTTACCCCTATATACACTCTTTTTCAAAACTAACCCGTGTTTCCCATGTTTTCAAGGATGTCTTCGGCTAGAAAAGTGTAACGAAACACCCTAAAGTGTAACGAAGTGTAACGGCAAGTGTAACGAGCAGTATTGTTATATTTCAGTAATTTAACTACTGTTTTTTGACACTCGTCACACTTTTACACTTTTTCATGTCCAAAAGTTGTTTTTCAAAAACATTTTTTTCATTTCGCCAGTATATATGTGACGGCAAAAGAAAGCCCCCTAGTCATGCTAGTGACTAGGGGGCATCTTCGTTGCGTTGTTTGATATCCTTGTTCGCTGAAAACACAACCACTTTGAGGGAACGAACTGGCAGAATATCTTTTTTAGGCTTTTTTAAGCAGATGCCCTGATGACCACAACGCTAGCCTCACGAAACAATCCCTCAAAGTTAACTTTCTAAGCCAAGGCTTTCGTAAAGCTTGAAACGCTCTCGCAATTCTTCATCGTCATAAGTGGAACAACACTTATTACATATCCACTTATCGTCTATAACTTCGTGTGGTGAGTTGCGAACATCAAACACGTTGCCGCAACAATCGCACATAGTATTGTCGCCGTAGTTTGGATCAGCCCTATTCATTGTTCATTTCCTCA